CCAACAACATCGTATGGATATACGGGTGGTAGATAAAGTTTGAATACTCTTGAGAGTAAATTAAATTCTTTTTTCATGGATGCATACAATCTTTTATGTATGGCCGACATCGTTCTAGAACCTCTTTCTAACAAGGCTACAGTCGTGCCCACAGCTGCTTGTTGATTTCCCTCGCCCACTTGCAGGTCCGCTATAGAAGCGAATCGTTGTCCTGCTTGTACCACGACTCCCATTAAAGCTAATAAGGTTTGAGAGGGTTCTTTAAACGGAAGCATCATAAACGCATCTTTCAAATTTCCGCCCGGAGCATCAACATCTCTAAATTCTCCAGGTTGAATGGCTTGTGCTTCGTCTCTCATTTTAATTCCACGCATTTTAAATCCTGCAGGTAAATTCGCTAATGTTCCTGCATCTAAAAGTTGACGTAGAGCCGCCGTTGCAGTACGGCTCAATCCGCCAATCATATGAATAAGGCCAAAGCCATAAAAGCCTAAGCCAGGTAGAAATTTAAAATGAACAAAATAGTCAATTCTTTTCTTCAACGGATCTTTAACATCATAATTTCTTCTTACAGATAAAACTTTTCTTGTACCTTCTTCTATTGTAACAACATAAGGTAATTTAATTCCGGTTGGTTGTCCGTCTTGTCCAGAATCTTCAAATCCCTCTAAATCCACATTGACATGACATTCAAAAATCGTAAACACACGATCATCTCTGCCGCGAGCTGTCCCTTCCAGTTTTCTTTCTTTTTCTTGAAGTTCAGATTCAATTAAGTGTGTTGGCATAAGCTCGATGTCTCGATAAAACCCACCCACTTGTTTTTTTCTTAATTCATTTTCCGACATTCGAATAACATGAATGATAGATTCACAATCATCTAAAGAAGTTGCTGTATAAGGCACCACTAAATCATCCGCAGGAATAAATTTGGATACCGCTCGCTGCATCAGTTCATCATAATAAACTTTTTTAAAAGCTGAGCCTGATAAAGGTAAATAGAAAAGCATTTGATCAAAATCAGATTCATATTCTTTCATCTGATCCATAATTTGCCAATTCATGTAATCTTTCACGCGATTTGCTTGTTGTTCTTTTTGTGGATTCGGTTTTCCAATAATTTGAGCTCTTACGGGTCCACCTGAAGGTAATAATTCCTTATAAGCGAGTGATTGAAATTGTGTGACTGCTTCTGCCAGCACTGGGTGCGTGGCACCGGATGCTCCTTTGAAGGGTTCGGATCGATCATCATAACTAAATCCTAAAAGATCCAATCCTGACGTATACGATCGTTCCCAGTCTTTTCTTGAAGTTTTATAATCTTGATAATCGTTATAAAGTTTATGTCCTAACGGATCTAAAACATTGTCGGGTAAAAGTTCTGCTAAATTAGCAAAGTGTCCTCGATCATCTCCAGGATTCACGGCATTTGGATCAAAATTAATGTCCACACTGCCATCTTCATTTTTTTGAATGTCCACAGGTTCAAGAGCTTGTTGAGCAGATTGTTGTTGCTGCTCAATTTGAACTTCCTTAGGACTAGGTAGTTTTATAGTTTGTTGAACGTTGGGTAACGCTTTGTCTGTTGCCATTAATTTTCTCCGCTTTAACTGTTTTAACAGTATTGTATTGTATATTCAAGCCTCTTGATACCGGTCCACTTTTTGGGGGCACTAGGCTTGTTAATTTACTTAAGCTTGATCTACTTATCGTCATCTATTTTGTCTACATCTGGAAGATAGTTGTCATAATCTACTTTGCCGCCTTTTTTAAATAAACCTGGGCTTTGACCAACATCTTTTATTCCTTCTATAAAAGGAGCTTTTATAGTTTTAACTACTTGGCCCACTGCTTGTCTTGGAAGTGATTTTGATCTTTCTTTTTGAGCAGCTAAATATTTCTCCATAGCTTTAGCGTATGCAGCTGTTTTAACTGGATCTTTAAATACAGATAATCTTTCAACAGCGCCTTCTGCTTCTTTTAAATAACCAGGAGTCATTCTTTTTTGTAATTCTGTTTCACCTTCTAAACCTGCTTCTAGTGCACCAATTGTTGAACCTGTTTTTTCTAATTGTGCTATATCTTCTTGTAAATCAATAATTTCTTTTGCGTCTGAATCTGCATATTTTGCTAATTCTTCATTGAAAGTTGTACCCGCACCAAAAATACCAAAAATACTTTCACCCAATAGTTCAGAACCTGTTTTTCCTGCAGCATAACCTGGAGCCGCTGCCGCTAGTTCAAAAGCTAATTCTCCAGCGAGACCTAAAGCAAATGCTCTTGACATAAACCTGGCTGGATTTTTTTGAGCAAATTTTACGCAACCGGCTACTCCACCATTTGCTTTTGCACTACAAATCTTACGAGCAATTTCAGTTCCTTCTATTTTTTTAGCAAAATTAACAGCCCCTTTATTTAATTGATTCCTAAATTTTTTAACATCCTCAGGAGCACGAGCTTTTGTACTTTTTATTTGTTCACCAACATTTAATTTTATAAGATCACGATCCGCCTGTGTTAATTCTTTAACCGGTCCTTCAACTAATCCAGCACCTAAAACTTTTGAATAATCAACCCCATAAACTCTAGGCTTTAATGTTTTTTCATCAACCAAGACTCCTTGTAGAACACCATTAGTTTTATCTGCCAATTCAGATATTTTTAAATTTATTTTTTCGATTTGTTTTTGAATATCCTTCGGAACTTTCCCTGGAGTTAATCCCTTAATTAATTTTTGCATATTTATATATTGTGTACCTAACTTTTGTTCTATAGGTTTTACTAAACTTTGATTAACTACTTTAGCATCAATACCTAAAGAAGATACTAAATATTGTGCACCCAAGTTTGCATTTGCTCTTAGTGAAGCTCTATGTGCAATATCTACCTCTTTAGCTAAAGCAGTAGGATCAATTTTTTTAATATCTCTTTTTATTTTTTGTTCCTGACCATAAGAAGAAGTTTTTTTCTGATATTCTTTTCTAAGTTTATCTCTTTCACGTTGTATTTGTTCTTTACCTTCGTAAGTTTGAACGGGATACACTAAATTAAATTTGTTTTTTAAAATTTTGTTTACTCTTTCAACACTATCAATAGATATATTAAATTTTTTAGCTAAATCTTTATTTTGTAAAAATTTTATGGCTTCTTTAGATCCTTTTGGAAATTCATATCTTTTTTTTAATAATTTTATGTACTCGGCTTCTTGAGCTTTGTTTTTAAATTTAACACCAGTTAATTTAACTTTTCCAGGAGGTCCTTCAAATGTTGGAGTAGGAACTTCAACTGGTCTATTTTTAAAATAAGCTTGAGCGGCTTCCATTCCTGCCTTTTGAACCTTTTTTAATCCAAATCCGCGTCCACCACGTTTCATGCCGACTCTTCCCCCTTGTAGATATTTCTGAGTATTAAAACGCGCGGGCGTTGGATCGTTGCCATATAATTGATTCATTCTGTTGATGTATGTGAGTATGTCCATTAGACTCCTAAGACATGTGCCAGGCCGCCTTTAGTATAACTAGCTCTGCCGCCTTCAGCTTTTTTGATAAGAGATTCATCCGCAATTCTTTTAAGTTCTAAGTGATCGGCATCCTCAATGACTTCTGCCAGATCGGATACATCAACGCCACCTTCAGGATCTCCCTGCATATAGGCTGTGTTTTCGGTATACTCATCCGGCGTTTGAATCGGTTGACCTTTTTTGCTTGTAACTGTCTCACCTTTTCGAATTTCAAATCCAATTTCTCGATCCACTACATCTTCGATAATGACATCATTGTCCGTGTTCCAAGATTTAGTCTCTTCCATGTTTTTTCTAACACTGGTATTGCCCATTCCATCTTCCGCGACTTCAACGCCTTTGTAATTCCATTTGTGAACGGGTGGGCTTCTTTTATAAAGTCCTTCCGTAATCTCCTTCGCGCCTTTCGCTTTGACTACTTTAATTAAATCAGGAACATAAGTTGGAATGCCATCAGTTCCTCTTGTAATGACTCCAGAAGCTTTAGACAAAGGTTTTGCCCATTTAAAAAACTTCCCTACCACGGGAAGAGCAGCAAGGCCTCCCATTAATTTTAAAAATCCTCTTCGGTCCATGCCACCGTTCTTAAATCCCGCGCGCGCGATGCCGCCGGATGCGAAGAAATCTTCTGGATCTTCTTTTTTCTTCCTCAGTCGTTCAGCCGCTTCTTTGTTTTCTCGTAGTATTCTTTCTTTAATCTCTGCTTCCGTTAAAGGTTTTTTACCATAAAGAGCGAATCGTTCGTCTTCTAGTTTTTTCAATTCATCGCTCAGGCCTTTAATTTTATCCATTCGTTGTTTAATACCTTCTTTTTTAACTACTTTAGGAGTCCAACCTTGAAAAGGATCTTTCGTTTTCGCTAAATCATCAACGCCCTTCCTCAAACCTAATCCTTTAAACCCTTGTTTTAGATGCTGGTTCATCAGCGCATTATGATAATTCAGGGCTTTAAGCACGTCATCCGTTGAAGTTAAATCTTCAGGATTAATGCCCAGATTTTTTAATTGTATTTCTATGTTTCGAACGTTCGATTGAACGATCGGATCTGTCTCGTTTAATAGTTTAGCAACGCCTGTTTTTTTATCACTACGCTTTGCGAATTGTTTTAAAACAAATTGTACAATCCATTTCATTAATAATACACCCTTTTAGCTCTTATAATTTTTTCGTCTTTGTAATCTTCTGGGTGGGGGATTAAACCTCCCTGTCTAAATCGCATGACCGCCTGAGTCGTACTATCGACTAAGTCGTCATGATCCCCGTACGGGAATGCAGCACATTCCTCAATGACTTCCTGTGCAAACTCTTTGTGAGTGGGCGCCCATATGGTCCCGCTTTCAAACAAAGGGGCTACCGAGTTTACTCTTGTATGCTTATCATTTCCTTTAGAAGGTGTAAAGTTAATAACGGGAATGCCCATGTTCCGTAATTCGTAAGTCAAGGGTAGTCCTGAAGCTTTGGCTTCCACCAACACCGTTTCCGGTTGCCAGTATTTATATGATTCGAGGGCCTTGCGCCTGAGTTCAGGAAACTCGTATCGTCCTTTAATGGCATCGACGAGTATTAAATTAGGAGGTGAGTCTAAATCTTTTCTAAACACGCCCCATGTGGTAATCGCACTAAAGTCGGCTGTTTCTGTTTTCATAAAAGCCGTGTCGTAAGATTGTATGACATGATCCAGAGTGGGCATCCAGTCGTGCTTCCATTTCTTCCACCACTCTCGTTTGATAATGGCGCCTTCTTCGGAAGTTGGATTTTGCATCCACTGAGCATTCCACTTACCCAATGAGAGTGAGGCTTTAACGGTTTCGAGCTCCTTTAGCTTCCAATATTCTGGCCATACGGGATTACCGCTTGGCATGATGGCTGGAAATTCTATTAATTCCCACTGATCGGCTTTGGCTTCTTTCTGGGCCTGCATCAACATACCGGTTAAATCTTTTGTGTTCCAACGAGTCATAACGCAAACAATCGTGGCCCCCGGTTGTAATCGTTGCCTCGGTCCTGAAGTGTACCATTCGTAAGCTTTCTCTAAGGCCGTCATGTTCAATGCGTCTTGTTCCGAGTGGGGATCATCAATGATCAAGAGGTCCGCACCACGGCCCGTGATCGCTCCGCCCACGCCGGCTGCGAAGTACTCGCCGCCTTGTGCGGTTTCCCATCGTCCTGCCGCTTGTGAATCTTCTCTGAGTCTCGTTTTAAATACCTGTTGATATTCGGGAGAGTCAATAAGGGTTTTAGCTTTTCTGCCAAAACGAATTGCCAATTCTCCTGTGTGAGTGGTTTGAATAATTTTTAATTTAGGGTTTCTGCCAATCATCCATGCGGGTAGCAGGGAGGATGCAAACTCAGACTTTGTATGCCGTGGAGGCATATTAATAATGATTCTTTTACTCTTACCGGTTGCCATATCATTAAATTTCTGAGCTACAATTTTATGATGGGACCCTTGAATAAAGTCTGGCCACATATGCTTCACGAAACTTAAGAAATCATTACGAACCTTTTCCTCATGTTTTTTCTCCGTATACTTCAAATACATCTTATAGAAGTCTTTTTTTACATCCGGTGGTAATTTTTTTATTTTTTCTAGGTTTATGTGCATTTATGGGACCCATAATGAATTTAACGGCTTTAACCATACAAATCAAGGACTAAAGGGTAAAATTTTGGGACCCCTTTTTATTTAAATATTAAATAATAAATGAATGTTCAAATTTCTGGCTGGAAATGGTTCCCACTATTGAAGGGGAGTTCCCCCACCGAGCCGAGCGAAG